GGAGGTTAAAGAATGGGAACTCCACAAGAGTTTTATAACTATGCTCTCAATAAGGTTTTTAACAATATAGGGCAAATAATGAACATTAATTATGTTCAAAGTGTTGAACCATATGGCGGACAATGCGTTTCATTAATTCAAGGATTGATGGCATGGGGAGGAAAGCCATGTGTTCCTCGTGGCAATGCTCGTGATTGGTGGTTTAACAGAGCAAGCAATGGTGTGTTAAGTTATTTTGATGTTGTTACAGGTGCTCCTCAAAATGGTGACGTAGGAGTTTCTGTAGGAGGCGATGCAAGATATGGACATATATTTATCTATTGGGAAGGTAGAGCACTCTCTCAGAACGTTCTAGGCAACCCTAAAGCTATGTTATGGCCATTAAACTATCAAGGTGCTATTTGGGGATATTTAAGACCTAAATTCTATACTAATGCTTCTACATATAATGCTTCTCAATTGATTAAAGAAAATGGAATGGCCACATTTGAAAATGATACTGCTATCGTTATTCATAGAGATACTCCAACAGGTGCTTCTTATGGAACATTTGTAAAGGGCGAAAAACAAGTCTATACAGAAAAATGGGTAGGACTTGGACATAGATGGATTTCATGGATTCATACAAATGGAGTTAGATGTTTCGCAGCAGTTAGTGGTAGTGAATCGTATGGTGTAGATCCATGGGCTACAATCAGTGCACCAGAGACGAAAGATATCGAGTTGACGCAAGAGGACGGAGTGGCCACATTCATTGTTGATGGTGTGCATAAGCATTATGATAATCCAAGTGGAGAAATATTTGGACAATGTAATTCAGGAGACAAGATTCGTTATTATTGGAAGTGCGTTACAAATGGACATAGATATGTTGTAGGTAAAGAAGGAGATAGAAAGTTCTTTGTTGCAGTGTCTGCTACAGAGGATAGAAGTCAAATGTGGGCGAAATTTAGTGCTCCTGATACAAATACTAAGGAAGATACAAAAGAGCCTTCTAATCCTTCTACAGAGCCTTCTAAGCCAACCACAACAGATTACACTAAGAATGTTAAGGGATATGGAATTGATATTTCAGAACACAACAGTTCAGACATTGATTTATCAAAATATGACTTTGTTATCTTGCGTGCTTCATATGGAGAATACACTGATAAGAAATTTGAATACTTTGCAGATAAATGTGAACAATTAAAGATTCCTTATGGTGTGTACTGCTATGATTATGCGTTAGATGATAGTCAAGCTAGAGCGGAAGCAGAGTATGTATATAATCTAATCAAAGACAGAAATGTTCAATTAGGTGTATGGTTTGATATGGAGGATGCAGATAATTACAAGAAGAAAGCTGGTGTCTTAACAAAAGAAAGATGTTCTTTCTCTTGTAAAGTATTCTGCGACTATATGAGTGCTAAGGGATATTATACAGGTGTTTATACTAGTACTAGTTGGCTAGGAACATTTGTAGAAACAACATATCCTATTTGGATTGCAAATTGGGGTACGAATGATGGTAATATTCAATCAGACCAATCTTGTGTAGGTGTTATTCATCAGTATGCAGCTAACCCAATCGACAAAGATATAATCTTCAACGATATTGATTTTTATAAATCAAATCCAAAGAAAGATGAACCAACAGACGATAAAAAAGATGAACCAAATACAGATTCTAAAGACGATAATGGAAACAAAATCAATGTGACAGGAATCAATAAATTAATTGAACTGTTGCTAAAGATTGTTGAAAAAATCGCTAATTTGTTCAAATAATATTACATAATGTACGAAATACGACATAAAACACTCGTTTTTGTACAAATTATGCAAAAATAGGTTTATATGTTAAAATATATACACATAGATTAGCAGAGTGCACAATGCGACCAATACCATAATATGGTACAATATCTATGCTTAGGGGAATATGATTGTATTCTTTTTATCTCGTGTACCAATTATAGGAACAAGGAGAAACGAAACCACTAGATGTTTAATCATTTAGTGGTTTTTGTGTTTATGTGATATAATCATGTTGCTAGGAAAAGTAGAGCGATAAAGGCCTAAGTTCTCTTTGGTGTAGATAACATTGCAGACGTGTAATTGAATCTTAACATTTCTCTTTGTGGCACTAGCAAAAACAACTACAAAATGTGACAATTGCTAAAAGCTCCCCCTTTTTGTAAATGTCACCAAAACGATTCCATACCTTACACATCCAGGTATGGTTTTTGTTTTTTAACAAATATTAAAATTTATATGCTATATTATTGATGTGTTCTTCATAGATGGACACAACCCTTTCTAAGATAACTTTATGCAAAAGAGTCTCCTTACCAAGCGGGAGGCTTTTTTGTTTATATATTGTTTTGGCATAATGGCATAATGCACTAGATTAATTTCTAGTGCTTTTTTGTTTGCAAAAGAAAAACACACCCTTTAGCGAGTGTGCCTTCCATGAAATAGAGAGAGATGAAAATACAGTTGCCTATTTACAGGCACTTAAAGTTTATCATGTTTCGTTGCGGACGTTTTGTGCTACCAAAACAATACGTATCATCTCTATTAAACCATTATTATCTATCTTTCATATTTATCAACCAATGCGGATAATTCATCTAAAGTACGTCCATATATCATACATAGAGCTTTTGCATCTTTAAAGAATATGTTCTTTTTTCCATTCTCTATATCAGAAAGCCACATAGGTGCGTGATGCAACCTATCGGTAACATCAGATAAGGTTAGTCCACTCTCCTTTCTAAACTGTTTCAAGGCTAATCCTTGACATTCAAATTTGTTACCCATAGTATCACCTCATTTTCTAATAACAATAACAAATTTTACTTCTACAATAAATATATCATAATTTACGCTCTAAGCTAAATAATTGTATTAAAATAATAAAAAAATGATTGACATAACTAAGATCAGAGCGTATATTATAAGTGTAGATAAGATAAGGGCGTAGATAGGAGGGTATTGAAAATGGAATTATTAACAATCAAACAAATTCGAGTTGGATTAAATATGACTCAAAAAGAAATAGCTAAATATCTTGGTATATCTACTGTTAGCTACCAAAGAAAAGAAAGTGGAATTAAAAATTTCTACTTTTGGGAAGTCAAGAAGATTTGCACCAAAGCTAATGTTCCGTTAGATTTGGTTAAAATTTAAATTTTTTTACAAATTGAATACGCTAAGAGCGCAATTATAGAAGGGGTGAATAAAATGGCAGAACCAAGTGGAAGATTAAATTCAATGAGTTTAATCCATGAATCAACAGAAACGGAAAACAAAGTGTTAGATCTTCTAATCAAGAACGGATGTTCTAATGAAGATTTATTAAACGTATCTTCAATGCTTCAAACAATTTATATGTGTGGATTTGAAGTTGGGAAAAGATGTGTAAATGAATGAAAGTGTTGCTTGGATATAGAGACATCATGGAACTTGGTGTTTCTAAAAAAACTGCATACAAGATGTTGAATCTTATATGCGAATCTGAGGCTTACAAAAAGTCCAATCTATCCAAAGTGATAGATACAAAAAAAGCTCCAACAAAGTTATTTATCAGGATGTTTCCTGAGTTCAAAGAAAGGTGTGAACAACATGATGGATGTAGATGATTTAAGAGAGTTAGATGACAACAGATACATTGATGAAGATGAGGAGGAAGAACAAGATGAGTACAGTTACGAAGACTACTGCTACGACTTCTGCAAAGCAGAAAGAGACGAAGAAGCCTGGTTCTAAATCAACCGCAAAGAAGAAAGCAGTTGAGTTAGGTGATTGCATCACGCTTCCTTCTTTTGCTAATAACGAGTACGAAACTCATTATTCAATGCTAGTTAGAAGTCAAAAGCAAACTCACATGGTTAATCTAGCTGCTAAGTTTAATTACATTTGCTCGTTAATATGTTTATTAGTTTCTCTAGCTTTCATTGTAATAGCTAATTGGTACATAAGAGGTTTGTAAAATGACACAAACAGAAAGAGTTATCAAGCACCTAAAGGAGCATGGTTCTATCACTTCTTTAGAAGCAATTAGGGAGTATGGAATCACTCGTTTAGGTGCTCGTATTTGGGATTTAAGAGACTTGGGGTATGACATTGAAACTCAAACCGAAACTTCAAAAAATAGGTTTGGAGATAAGACATCATATGCCAGGTATGTTTTGAAAGGAGGGGTAAAAAATGAATCTGTATCAAGACACAGATAAATTCAGTGTCGAAAAGTACGGAAGCCATGAAGAATGGTTAAAAAAACGTGGTCGTGGAATTGGTGGTTCAGATGCAGCTTGTTTCATGGATTTGAATCCATGGAAAACATTAAATCAGTTGTGGCACGATAAAAAGTTCGGTTCACAACAGATTACAAATGATGCTATCGAGTATGGAAATACCGCAGAGCCATGCTTAAGAACGTTATTTCAGGCCAAACATCCTGAACTAGATGTTCAGTACGTGGATAACGTTACATTGGTTTCTAAGGAGCATGATTTCTTGAGATACAGTCCTGATGGACTTATCTACAACAAGGAAACAGGAGAAAGAGGAATCTTAGAAATCAAAACATCTAAGATAATCAATTCTCAGAGTTTGCAGAAATGGGGAAGTAAAGGAAACGAAACAGTTCCTGACAACTATTATTGCCAAACATTAGAGGGATTGATTGTTACGGATTTTGATTTCGTTATCTATTGTGCAGAGCTTAGATTTGCAGATGGTGATGCACGAATAATTGAGCGTTCATATCGAAAAGAAGAAGCTTTAGACAGTATGAACGATCTAAAACAAGCAATGATAGAAAAATGGGATAGGTACTTCATAGGTGATGTAGAACCACCTATCACATTGTCTATATAGAAAAAGAGGAGATGGAAATATGGAATTTAATTTAGAGGTACGTGCACAAAACGGAAAAGTGTACACAAACGCAAGTGATTTATTACCTGAAATCAAAGAAGGTTTAAAGCACTACAACTATGTAGTAGATGAAGACAACTATAAGAAGGCTAAAACAGATAGAGCTGCTTTAAACAATTTGGTAAAGCTTGTATCTGATAAGCGTAAACAAGTTGAAAATGATGTCTTTGCTCAGTGGCTACAGGATAAAAAAGACATCATGGCAGTTGAGAAAACAATCAAAGCAGCATCCGATAAATTGGGTGACGGAATTAACGAGGTTGACAACGCAGAAAAAGAATTGAAGAAAAATCAAATCAAAGAACTATGGACAAACATGACAAATGATAAGTACCCATTTAATTTGGTTTTTGAAGAAAGATATTTGAACAAGTCTGTTAAGCCTAAGGAAATTGAAGAAAGCTTAAATAACAAGTTCTTGAAAGCCGAAGAACAATTATCATTCATTGAAGCTTCACTTCCCGAAGATGAACTACAGGCAGAACAAGTTATCCAATTGTTCTGTAAGACATTGGATTTAAGCAAAGCTACAGAACGTATCAACGAAATTAAGGAAGCTAAAGCAAAGCTTCAAGAAAAAGTAAATGCTCAGATTGAACAATCTAAGCAAGCTCAAGCTATGAATCAAACAACGATTCCTCAGAGTCGATTAGAAGCTCATGAAAGACAAAGTCAAACTCAAACAAGAAGATATTGCGTATTCCGTATTGAAGGATATATGGAAGAGTTACAAGCTTGCAATCCAATTTTAAATCAACTTATTAAAGAACATGGTGTAAAAATCAATATTTTAGAAAAAGGAGAATGTTAATTATGTTACAAAACAATATTGCAAAGAAAAATGACAATCAATTGGTAGAATTTTCTGCCAACGGAGAAAAAGTTAAATTAAGTCCAGCTATCGTAAGAAATTACTTAGTAAATGGAAATGGTCAAATTACAGACCAAGAAGTTGTGTATTTCATTAATTTGTGTAAATCACAAGGATTGAATCCATTCATTAAAGATTGCTACTTAATCAAGTACGGAAATACAACACCAGCTCAAATGGTAGTTTCAAAAGATGTTTTCTTGAAACGTGCCGAAAGAAATTCAGAGTTTGATGGTTTAGATGCAGGAATTATCGTAATTAATAACGAAAGTGGTGAATTGACATACAGAAAAGGTGCTTTCTACTTAAAAGATCGTGAAGAAGTTGTAGGTGGATGGGCAGATGTGTTTAGAAAGAACATTTCTCATCCTACACACATTGAAGTATCTGTTGAAGAGTATGCAGGAAGAACGAAGGATGGAAAACTTAACTCACAATGGGCGTCTAAAATGGGCACTATGGTTCGTAAAGTTGCGATTACTCAAGCATTAAGAGAAACATTCCCTAACGATTTCCAACAGATGTATTCAGAGGAAGAAATGAATGTGGATATGAAATTGGATGAAACTCCAATCCAACAACCTACACAACCAATTGAACAAGCACCTGTTCAACCACAAACATATTCACAACTTGATGAACCACAACCCGAAGGTGTAAGTCTTGTATAAATCAAAACGTAGCCAAGCTACAGATATTCCTAAATCAGTTAAAGATACTGTATGGGAAAGAGATGGGAGAATGTGTATCTTTTGCGGTTCTCCCTTCGCATTTCCCGAAGCACACGTAATTCCAAGATCGCAATCAGGACTTGGAGTAGAAAAAAACATTATTACAGTGTGTAGAAGGTGCCATAACCTACTCGACCAGAGTCCAAATAGAGAGAAAATGCTAGGCATTGCCAAAAGATATTTAGAGCGTATCTACGGACATATTGATGAATCAGAGGTGAAATATAGTGCTAAGTCAAAATGAACTGTTGTTTAAATACAATCCATTCAAAATCAAACATTGGAAGGACGAAGAAATAGAAGAACAATTAGGAATCCTAGTTGATGCTTATATTTCAGATGCAGAAACAGTAATGGAAATGGCATTGAACATTGAAAACCTCGCAAATCAAATGTTTCTGATTGGTGAAATGATTGCTAGATTACAGGAAAGTTCAAACATTTTGAAAGCAGATATTGAAAACAAGACGAATCAAGCTATTTATGTAGAACGTAGTACTTGGGAACGTGAACATGATGGAAAAGCGCCTAGTATTAAATACTTTGAAGCTTTAGCAGGCCAAAAAGTTTCTGAGGAAAGAACTAAGTTTGCAAAAGTTGATTCTGATTTAAAGCGTTTCAAAACTGCTTACGAAAGTATAGAAGCCAAGATGAACTCAGAAAAGAAAAAACTTGATGCTACTAAGTTTGAAATCGGAGGTGCGTAAGATGATTTTAGGTATTGATCCAGCAAATGAATATAGTGCATTTGTTGTAGTTGAGAATGATTTATCGGCAGTTGTAGATAAAGGTAAAATTCCTAACAAAGAATTGCAAGATAAAATCTCAAATTGGAAAGCAGAGAATTATCCAATTGATTATGTAGCGATTGAAGGAATACAAAGTTTCGGTATGCCTGTAGGTCAAACTACATTTGAAACTTGTTACTTTATAGGGCGTTTATTAGAGCAATTTGAAGCTTTCGACATAGAACCAACATTAATATACCGAAGTGAAGAAAAAATGCTTCTATGCCACTCTATGAAAGCGACAGACGCAACTATTAGACAAGCTCTTATTGATTTGTTTGCTAAAGACACTCCAAACAAAGGCAAGGGAACAAAGAAAGAGCCTGGATATTTCTACGGATTTAAGAGTGACATCTGGAGTGCATTTAGTGTCGTTATAACGTTTCATACAAAGTACATAGGTACAGAATGCTAGGATGTGTGAAGTATGGCAGTGATTAGAACTATTAAGAACGAGAATTACACAACTATGTGTAACACTCATCTAAGAGATAAAAACCTATCGCTTAAAGCAAAAGGATTGCTCAGTATGATGTTGTCTTTACCTGATAAATGGCATTATTCGGTAAAAGGTTTGGAAGGTATATGTAAAGAAAGTAAAAACACGATCAATAGTGTTTTGAATGAATTGGAAGATAACAACTATCTTGTTAGAAGAAGAAGATACTGTAACGGAAAAATCAGTGAGTGGGAATACATTATTTTCGAGAATAACGAAAATCATGACGAAGAATTACTACATCTCAAAAATGAAGATATAGAAAATGAAGATATAGAAAATCAAGATCTAGAAAATAGGGACGTATATAAAATAACTAAAGAATTAAATACTAAAGAATTAAATACTAATGAATATAAAGAAAAAAATATAAAAAAAGAAAGTGTTAATTCTGTTATTGCAGAGTATACAGAAAACAAAGATTTACAAGATGCATTGCATGACTTTGTAGATATGCGTACTAAAGCAAGAAAACCTTTGACTGTTAGAGCAATGAAGTTAGCTTTAAATCAATTAGATAATTTGGCGGTAGATGATGTTACCAAGATTGCAATTGTAAATCAGAGCATTGTACATACATGGTCAACATTCTACAAATTGCAGAACAATAACAATGGTGGTCAAAGACAATTGACGAGAAAAGAAATGGGGTATGCATTTTGACATTAGAAGAAACTGAAAGAATCTTACAAGTGCTAAGAATCAATTATCCAATGAGCTACAAAAACATGACCCAAGAAGATACGCAAGCATATTTAAAACTTTGGCAAGTATCTTTTAAGAATTATGAATACTTGGTAGTAGCAAAAGCAGTTAATCAAATCATTCAAAGTGATACAAGAGAGTTTGCTCCAAACGTAGCTCAAGTCAAAACAAGAATCAGTAAAACTGCAATTGGAAAAACTAAGGAAGCTGGAGAGGCTTGGGAAATCGTTTTAAGGAACGCTAAGTGTGACCCTCATACTAGTAAGGTCAACTACAATAAACTGCCTAGAAACATTCAGAAAGCACTCGGAGGTAGCTATCTGTTAAGGGATATTGCGTGGAGTAATAAAAAAGACTTGCAATATTACCGAGATAGATTTCTACAAGCTTATAAAGAGATTTGTGAAGAAGAAGTGCAGTTATTAAATTCAGGTCAAATCAGTTTGGAAACATATACACAACACGATCAATTGCCTGCACCTCCAAAAAAGGAGGAGGGCATGAAGATGTTGGGAGATTTGATGAAAGGATAAAAAGTAGGAGGGGTAGCAAGTGCAATATTATATGTTGGATAAAAATGATATATCAGTTGTACGTGGAATCGTATCTTCAAAAGATGTAATGAAGGAACTGGGTATCACGAACGCTCAATTTCATAAGATGTTGAGAAACGAGGAAACCTACAAGGGATGTATTCTTCTTCCCGTTGAAACGGATGAGGAAGAAAGAAGAAAAGTAACAAGTGAAGATGACGAGCAATTCCAACTTATCGGCGAAAGTAAAACAGGAATCAGATATTACATCACAAGTTACTTAAGAGTTGTTTCTGTTGATCTAAAAGGAAATCAAAAGGAAATGAAAGCTAAAAAGGAAACGGAATCAATATACAGAGTTGTAGTGAACCTTAAAGAAGGAAAACGATACTTGAATGTATTGTTTGAAGCCTACAAAGCCTTTGTTGGGGAAATAGAAAAGAACGATTCTATCGTTTGGGACGGAGAAATGAAAATCGAAAACCTAAGAGTTATCAAACTAGCTAAGATGCAAGGGTTGAGAAACAAGAAGAAAGTAAGAATCGGCGATACAGTTTATTCTTCAATTGCCGAGTGTGCTAGAAAGAATTTCATTTCTGCATCACATATGTATCAGATGATAGAAGGAATCAGACCTAATTCAATAGGTGTTAAATTTGTATAAAGGAGTTGAAAATAAATGAACAGAGTTATTTTATCAGGCGAAATCGGTAGCGATATTGTTTTAAAGAAAACTGCTACAGGACAAAGCCTATGTAACTTCTCGATTGAAGTTAAAGAAAAAGGGAAGGACGGACAAGAACATAAATCTTTCTTTGACTGTACTGCTTGGGGAGAAAATGCAGAACATATTAATCAATATGGTTTCAGAGGACAACATATCGCAGTTGACGGAAAGCTTCAAAAAAGCTCATACACGAACAAAGAGAATCATAAGGTGTATAAGACTAGCGTTTACGTTATGGACGTAGAATTGGCTTTAAACAATGCTACAATGCCACAAACACAAGCTTATCAACAGACGTGGCAACAACAAGCATATCAACCTCAATCACAACAGATGCAGCAGCCACAAACAGTACCATTTACAAATCAAGTAAATTATCAGTCATATCCTGAACATCATGATTTGGACGAAGGGATGCCATTCTAGATGATTGCGAAAAGATATGATGATGAGCTTATGTACAGTGTTCAGAAATGTTATGGAGATAACAAATACAAATACTGTACAAAAGATGGAAAACTAGCTTTTAAAAAGCCTGGTAAAGATTTCCTAGGGGCAACAAAGGAAAACATTATGAATCTGTATGTAATTGAAGGAAGTCTATACATTGGGGAATATGTTGGGGAGGAAAAAAATGCAAACAAATATTATTTATAACTCTGACTGCCTTACTCTGAGGGGGGGCTTAGAGATTTACCAGACAAAAGTATTGATTTAGTTGTAACTGATCCACCATATAAGATAGATACAAGTGGTGCAGGTTTGTATAAGCAGGAAGATAAGCAATATATAAAAGAACTTAATTTTATGAAAGATGGATTTTCAGAAGAAGTTCTTGATGAATTATGTAGAGTAATGAAAAAAATTAATATTTATTTCTTTTGCTCTCAAAAGCAAATTATTTTTCTTCTTGATTATTTTGTCAAAAAGAAAAAATGCAATTGGAACTTATTAACGTGGCATAAAACGAATCCTGTTCCTGCTTGTGGCAATAAATATCTTACTGATACAGAGTTTATATTATTTTTTAGAGAAAAAGGTGTAAAGGTTTATGGAAGTTATGAAACTAAGTCAACTTATTACATTACACCATTAAATCAAAAGGATAAAAAGAAATATGGACATCCCACTGTTAAACCATTGGAAATAGTAAAGAATTTAATAGTTAATTCTTCTCAGGAGAATGATATTATATTAGACCCTTTTTTAGGAAGTGGAACGACAGCGGTTGCAGCCAAAGATTTAAATAGAAAATATGTTGGATATGAAATATCTAAAGAATATTGTCAAATTGCAAAGAAAAGAATTGCAGTAGAAACAAGTACAGAATTAATTAAAGATATGCTAGGCAGACAGAAAGCATATGACGAAGAAGTATTTAAGAAACATAATGTAGACTACGTTTCTAAAAGCCAATTAGAAAGTGCATTGTTTGATGAATTAGGAGAATTAATGCACGATCAGAAATCAGATTGGTGTTGGTGGAAGTTCACTCAAGAAGAAAAAGACGAAGCTAAAGTATTTGAAGAATACATTGATGTTGTTCATTTCGCTTTGATGTACGAAATCAAGTTTGGTTCAGGATGTTATATGGATGAGGATATTAAGTGGAATTACAACAAGTTAAAAACAGATTTAGGATTTGGACAGGCATATGCATTTAGCTGCGTAATCAGTTTAACACGAGATGACAACGTATTAGCTTACGTAATCGCATTAGGATTGCATTTAGGATATTCAATAGAAGAAATCTACAACGAATATATTCGCAAGAATGAGATCAATAAAGAAAGATTGAAAGAAGGGTATTAAGATATGGAAGCGTTTGTTCAAATGCCACTAGAAACATATGATGTGTTAAAAAGTAATAACGAATATTTAAAAGAATCACTAAAATATGAACAAGAACAACATGATGAAGATGTTGCAAAAGCCGAAAAAGAAATAAATGATTTGGCCGAAAAAATAGAGCAGTATAAACAATACATCTTAGAATACAGATGTAAATATATAGATGTTAATAATGATTCAATAGAGGAATTATTGAGTAATGATATATGGAATTATGGAATGAATTGTAAAGATGAATTATTAAAACTAGGTTTCACAAAGCAAGAAATGGATGCATTTATACTAGATAAATATGAAGAATTAGTGAAAGAGAAAGAAGAAAATACAGATGATTGAATTAAAAAATGGATATGGAATTGTATCGGATGGAAAAAGCTATACTTTGGTTCAAGATGCAATTCAAAAAAGCAAAGAAGGAGTAGAAACGGAAATCAAGAAACAGATTTCCTTTCACTCTACATTAGAAGGAGCTTTACAAGGCTATTCAAACTGTAGAATGGCAGATTTAGTAGCCAATGTAGATTTAGATTTGAAAGATGTTAAGCAAGCTATAAACGAGCTTAAAGAGGAGATAAAGGCATATGAATAGTAAGCACGCAGAAAGATGGGAAGAATTACGCAAGGTAAACCCAAATTTAGCAATGGAGTATTTAAGGATTTATACAACTATGGAGAAAGCTCAGAAACATTTTAATAATTTTAAAAAAGAATGTAACGATTGGCTAGATAATATTTATAAGGATGGAGTTAAATAAAATGAATAAATACAAAAAAGCATTAAATGCAATCGGTGATACTCTTACTTATTACACAGTTCGTAAAGATTTGGCTTTATTACATAGTGACAATGAAATATTTGATTCAATGGATACTTTGAGAGAATTAGTTGACAAAGAAACACCAAAGAAACCAGAAATAAAAGAGTTAATTAGAAAAAATAATTATAGAGATGAAAGAAACATTCCTAGATATGATTGGTGGTGTCCAAATTGTCATTTAGAACATATGAGTGGAAATGATTTAAAATATTGTCCAACTTGTGGACAGGCGTTGGATTGGAGAGATGAAGATGACTGCTAAAGAAATGCTTGAAGCACTAGGCTATGAATATAGTAAATACTATGACAGAAATATAATGATTCAATATTATGACGAAGAAGAAAATCAAATTGTATTTTGGATAATGGAACAAGAATTTAGTGCTTCAAATTTTAGTCTTACTGTAGATGAATTCAAAGCGATTCAAAAAAAATGGAAGAATTGGGGTGGATTTAAGTGATAACAAAGCAAGAATATATAGAAGCTTTAGAACGCATGAAAGAATCATACTACAATTTCGATAACTGTATGAGTGCAATGAACAAATTCAAAGAAGATATAAATTTACTTACAGAATTAGTAAATGAACATTTTGAAGAAAAGCAAGAAACAAATTTAGAACGTTATTATGATGATTTAATAAAAGAAGATTGCAGTGATTTTGGCGTTGTGAATGGAAAAATTGAGTCGTGTACATTTATACCGTGTAAAAAATGTGAATTTAAGACTGGCAATTGTCACAAAAATAGAATCACATGGTTGACAAGTAAATGCGAAAAGAAGAAACACAAATTTACACAATTTGAATATGACTTAATAGATACATACAGAGGTAGTCGTGAAATATGTAAATTTCATAATTGTTATCAATTAAAAAGTTTGAAAGAAAAAGGATATTTCAATGATGTAGATAAAAATGAATCAATTAAAGATATTCTAGCAAATTGTGAGGTGGTAGGATGATTTATTTCGTTGCAGGATTTTTCATAGGGGGCATAGCTTCAATGCTCCTTTATTCCTTAGTTGTTTCAGAACGTATAAACGAATTGGAACTTGAAAATTGTAGATTGATTGACGATCTCAATAAAGCGGAATATGAAGTTAGAAAATACAAATATCAACATATGGGGTATGGATATGATGGGCTTGAAGAAACGAAATAAGCCTAAAGAAAGTACAGATGTACTAATTAAATTGAAAATCAGTGTTCCTGATGTTAATAACAGTGATTCATGCAATGTTGTAGATTCATTATTAAATGATATTTGGAATATTGCGTTGGAAAAAGAAGGGGTAGAAGCTCAAAGCATGACTTCAAAATATACGAAGGAGAAAGTAGCAAAATGATGTATTTAAGTATGGCAATTCACAATATAGCGGTAATGGTATTTACTGCATACATGGTGATTCATGTTCATCCAATTTGGGCAGTATGTATCTTATTCACTCATAGAATTGGAACTAAAATTGTACGTGTTCCAATTAAGGAAGATACAAATGATGATGCAGTAGACGATGTATATGGAATGGATTGGAATGAAGAAGATGATAGAAACGAATCAAGTAGAGACAAGCTTTAAAAGTATAGAAGAAGCTTTAAAGAACAACGGATTATATGCACTTTATGACGATATGGTATTAATCAAACAAGCTTTAATTGAGAGAGATAGGAAAATATATGGGTTGCAGCAGCATAACAGAAATTTAGAGGATAAATTAGAGAGGATAGGTGGTTATCATTATGGAAATCCTAAACAATAATATTTACTGGTGTGATTTACCTAAATACAGTAATACAATTCTTTATAAAAGGAGACCTTGTATCGTTATTTCAAACGATATTCAGAATAAAGGAAGTAAAACAGTGAATGTAATTCCAATTACTAGCAATTTAAAAAGAACGGACTTGCCATGTCACGTAATGGTAGATACAGGACATGAATATGGAATGGCAAAAGCCGAGCAAATCTTAACGATCAACAAAGAAAATGTTAAGTGGCATATCAAACCACTCGATAGACGAGAAGAAAAAGAAGTAAAATGTGCATTATTAACTCAGATAGGGATTATCTAGATGCCTAGAAGAGATACAGAATACGAGCATTTCAAAGAAACCTGCGGAGGATGGTTTAACTACCATGGCAATATTGGTTTAAGAGCAGGGGATATCGCAATGGCAACATTGTTTGATGAAACAGAATTAGTGCAAATTGTATTGACTAAACCTTATACCTACAATCGTTGGTGGTGTAAGATCGTTGGTTTCAATAGTGATGGAATTGAATATCTAGTTGACAGAACAATGATATTACAGATTTTGATTGATAAAGACTACAACTTACGTAGAAAAAGAAGAAAAACTTCTTAAAATCAATTTAAACACGTCTAGAAGTGATTCTAACTAGCAAAATAGATTGAGATGAGTATTTATTAGGGTAAATAAAGAAAAGGCTAAAAACACGTTTAAAACGGTAAATATGTTTATAGCCTTTTTATTATGCAAAAGAATCTAAAAATTTATTAAATTAATTATTTACAATAGTATTATTGTGTGATATACTATGGGTGTAAGGAAAAGTACTTAGGAGGACATAACATGAAAAAAGTAAATATCGGGTATCACAGTTACACAAATTCAGAAATCGTAGAAGAGGTAGCAAATGTATTAGCTAGAGATGATTTTAACGTTGAACTATATGGAGTTAGCGAATACGCAGAACATCTACCTAGCAGTTATCAAATCGTAGATTATTTAGGAAGATATACATTGCTAGTTTGCGAAGATGGTGAAATTATTGATGATGCAGACGAAATCGCAGAATGGGAAGAAAAGAACTGTTATTAAGCAATAGAAAGTAGGAGGAAAAGAAAATGACTAAGGAACAGTGGGAAAAAGAACATGGTTATGTTTACGGAAGAAACGGAAGGTATTGTGATAATCCTGAATATTTAGGAAAATACGTGGAATATTACAGAAATAATGTTCACGAAACCACTATCGAAACCGATAAAGTTGAAGCAGAGGACGAAGAACCTATTTTTGTTCGAGGTATTTGGCAGCCGAAGTCAAATATCATTGATGTTATGGAATAGACAAGAGGTGGAAACTATGGCAAAAACAAGTGAAGCAAAGATGAGGGCAAATAATAAGTATGCGAAAAAGAACGTAAGTCAAATTTGCCTGAAATATATTACAAAGAACAATAAAGAGATTCTAGAAAAGTTAAATTCAGTTCCAAGCAAAGCAGATTATGTAAGACAATTGATATTAAAAGATTTAGAAAGAGAAAAGAAAGAGGCTACTAACAAATAGCCTTTTTTTATCGTATTTTTTTAACACGTCTGCATTGAAAAATGGCATAATATATGTAGTTAAGGAGTACCTAAAAAGACCAAATATTGCCACTCCTTGACGAGACATTTTTTACTTCTACTTACTCAGAATTGAGTGCCTCGGGGAGACCTGAGGATATTATAACGGTGTAAGTGCAATATAAATTGACGGGGGAGGGTGCAATAGAAATTATGCCCTATGAACGCAATGAAAATTGTGCCACCCCATTCGCAACAACGCCCCCGAATCGCAATAGCCGACCTAATCACAACAGGATTTGCACGAAACGTGCCCATGTATCGCAACAGAGGTCGGGGGAAAAGAAAGAAAAACAAGTAAATTCAGAGATATAGAAACGTCCATACAATCAATTATGCGTAATAAACACGATAAGTTCCATAATGTTTACATAAAATTGGTTTAAGTTGGTTCATAAATTGTCATAGCGTAGTCATATACTACTACTGGAATGAATAGGCAGATATTTCATTTCATACTCCTTTAGAAATTCTTTATTAATTCTATATCTTGTCGATTGTATGGTTTAAGGTTCTGTATTAACAGAGCCTATATTATAAATAGTCTTAAGTAATTCTGCATATTTTAAAACGATTTATCTATGAAAACAATATATCTTAGTCCCTCGGCATATATATAATAGGAATGAGGTTCGGGGGAGATAAAGAGGGGTTTTGACTTCGGGGGAAAGAAGAAAGTGAGGAGCTACGTCCTCCACAGAGCCTTCCAAACCCTATAAGAATAAGATATATACACTATTATTACTAGTATTAACTGCCTATCAAGTTCTAATGAAGTTTGATGGGTTTTTTTATTGTTTTATTTGCTGAATTAATCATTTGTTCACAAAAATAAATGAAATTCCTTTAAATAAAGGACATTTGAAGTGTTCCAAAAACAAAATTTTGTCAATATAAAAAATAAATTTTGTATTTTGTATTTTGTAATCGGCGAAAAATTTTGTATTTTGTACATTTTGTATTTTGTAAATTGTTCACGATTTGTAGACAAAAATACGGTGTGGTATAAAAATTTCCGCTATTATATTCACGATTCATGAACAAAAAGTTAAAAAAATGGTGGACTATATATAGACATCATGGTATAATATGTATGTAGAAAAGGGGTGACATCCAAAAAATAAGACATAAAAAAGATCTTACTTCTAACGCTGACAACGATTGAAGAAGTAAGATCATCCAAAAAAACGTATATATATAATATAGAAGAAAATGGAGGCAATCCCCAAAAATATATATACGTACTTATTATATCAGTGTGGGGATAAAAAAGAAAATGGAAAAAAAATATTATTATGGAATCGAAATAAGTCAATACGGCTTAGAAAATGGTTATGTTGATTATGCAACGCTTGCAAAGTGTTTCGATGCGGTATTGAATAACGACATCATGCAATTGACATATGACATTGGTTATTGGGATCAATTGAGCGGTACCGTTGACAATACAGACGAGATAGAAGTCGCCCAATGGTATATAGTAGATGATTGGGGGTCTAGACTGCTACAGAAAATCAATGAAATTGTTTATTATAATGAAACGCTAGATATGTATTTATGGGGTGTAACTCACTGCGGCACTAGGTGGGATTATGTTCTAACAAATATAAAAATTGATTGGTAGGTGTAATGACATGAGAGAATTTTATTTAAGACCATCACAATATAATAAATGGGAACACCAACAAAGAGAGAATAAAAAAGAGTGCTGCTGGTGTGAATATATGTGTGATGGCGTACTAGTTGACAATTTCATTATATATTGCAAAAAAGGTATTGCGTTATTACAAGAACACTATTTAAACCCGTGGCAAAGTGACTACTATGTTATGTTTGCAAGATATGACGACAAAAAAGGTATTAATAGAATATGGGATACTTTCGAAAAAAGGATTGATTATGATGATGAATAGAAAAAAACTTGATAAAATGAATAACTTGCAAGTGTTATTGCTTGCATTACTTAAGTTTTACTTCTATATATGTTTCGATGCATTGTTGTTTGGATTGTTCCTATGTCTATCTAACATAGTTTTACCACTTATTTATAATTAATTGAAAGGATGAAAGAAAAATGTTAAATAATAATGAACTAGCAGCTGTTAAAGACTGCTTGAAAAGATATACTGAATTTAATAATAAAGGTGTTATGTCTAGTTATAAAGTAAAGCAAAGCAGCTTGCTGCTTATGGATGAAAGAGACATCGACATAGATTATAAAAAAATGCTCGTATTAAAAGAGAATAAGCCTATATATAGAATTATTGAAAGATATTCAAACAAAACGCATAAAATGTTACTGCCAAAGCTAGAATATATATGGGGTGTAGAGAATGACTAGAAATGAGTTTGACCTAATAAAGGAAGTAATAAACGAGCGGTTAAAAATGGACGACATAGGGCCAGCAGTTAGGCTTGTAACGTTGTATAATCGACATGGTTTAATTAATAATAGAGTTATGAAACGATTATATAATTGTATTAGAAATGGTATTTATGTTACGTGTAGTATGTATGATGAGTTTGAAAGTTTGGAAGATAAAAAGGAAGTTGATAGATGATTGATCAGCTAACAACTATACTTGCGTTTGTTTTACTTCTTGCGTTTCTCTTCAAGTACTGGATTTGGATTATATTATTATTTATCATAACATTTATTATTATAATTCTATTATGCTAGTTAAAATATTAAATATTTAACTAGCTTTTTTTATTGTCTTTTTTTCTTCTTGCTTTTTTCTTCTTGCTGCTAAAACTATTTACATGATCATAAATAAATTGTTCATGTATTGCATACATTCTATAAAGTTGTGGTTGCTGCATAACTTTGAAAAACGCAACAGGAATTGGCGACCATACACACCCCATGCCTTCCCTCTTGACCAAACCACATTTTTTTACACCTAGCACTATATACAACAGAGTGCTAATCAAATAAAAAACTAATATAAATTATAAAGCCACCCCCTTTTTTAGATAAAAATTTTTAGAAAACGAAAAATCGAGTTTTGAAAAAAATGAGTTCATGTGTTTTTTTATATGGGTAAAAACGTCCGCATTGAAATAACTTATAATGTAGGGAGGTAGAGAAAGAGAGGATGAGAGTATGCCAAGGGCAAAGAGTGTTTCAGAATTAAAGCGTGAGGATGAAGCTAAAAGATTCTTTGACGAGTATTCAAAGAGTGGGAATATTACGAAGTCCATGCAAAAGATTCGTCCTGATTTAAGCGATAAGAGTGCTTATAACAAGGGATATAAGATATTAAACAGTCCTTTATTTAGGAATGTCATACATGAAAGGGTAAAAAAGAGAGACCAAAGAAGTGTTATGACAGTAGAGCAGCGTAGACAATGGCTTAGCGATAACATTCAAGACGAAGAAAAGGACATGAAAGACAGACTTGGATGTTTAAAGGAACTAAATAGAATGGATGGCATTGGAAAGAGCAATATTTTAAATGTTGGAAGTGTAAATAATATTACTGTTGAACAGAAAAGAGCGATTGCGGAAGAAAGAATCAACGATATATTAGGAATCAAAATGGGAAGTGAATTTTTAGATGCCGAGGTAATAGAACACGAGGAGGATGAAAACAGTGAAGAAACAGACTCTTAGTGTTACGGAACAGTATTTTAAGGATGTAGAGGACTTAAAGGAAGCTAAAGCTATTAATAAGAGCCAAGAAGAAGTTGTTAGGTTGTTGAAGGAAGCTACCCCGAAGTATAAATTAAAGAATTGGACGAGAGGGTATATCCCCGAGCATTACAAACGACTTAATATTTCTAGACAAGAGGCTTTTAGACTTGCTGTTATCGGTGCAAGAGAGGCTTTGACATATTTTCAAGTCAATCTTCACTTTACACAAGCTATGTTGTTCGGTGCTGTTGTAGAGGGATACGATACTATATATGCAATTACTACTTCTCAGTACGGAAAAAGCTGGACTTTAGGTATGATTGCTATTTATCGTGCGTATAAAGGACATCAAGTACGAATTGCGGCCGCAACAGGAGAAACCGCAACTATTATCATGTCAAAAGTAATTGGACATTTACAAAATGCAGACGAGTCTATTCAGAGTTCTGTATTAGATTCAGGAAACAAGATTGAAAAATTACAGACTTCTACTTCCAAAACTAAGATTTCCTTCAAGGGTGGAGGATGTGTAGAAATCGTTACATTAGGCGGAAACAGTGTAGACCCGAAGAAGAACAACAACGCTATCGGTAAGGGCGGAGATTATATAATTGACGAAGCGGCCCAAGTCAGTGAAGATGCGTATGCCGAGATAGGACGAAGGGAATTTTCAAGTGTTGACGGTTCAAAAGAGCTTGAAATTGCTATTTCAAACCCCCACAAACGAGGAGAATTTTACGATTGCATGACAAACGACAAATACCCCGAAGGAACATTAGTTGTTTGGATGGATGTACGTACTGCATACGAAGAAGATCGTATGAAAAGTGCATCTCAGATACTAAATTCTCATTTTTACAAGAATAGAAGTACTTGCCAACGTTATTTAGTATGCGAATTAGAGGAATTTTCAGATGAAAGTATGTTTAAAACCATGACTTTAGACGACGATAAAGTCGATAGTTCCTATAAAAAGCGTTTTTTCTTAGGCGTTGACTCGGCTTATACAGGAAAAGATGGTATAGATGTCGCTTTATGCTCCCAAAATAGATACGGAAACTGTAAAATCGAGACAATTTACAATCTTAAAGAGGGTGTTTGGGTTCAAGGAGTCACATCCGAGAAGATTATTACTAAGATTGTTAAGATTATCGAGACATTAAACATCAAATATGTTTGTGTTGACGTTGGTTTCGGTACTTGGTTGACCGAAGGATTGTCAAAATACTCTGAGAAACTAGGATTTATCCTTGAAGGTGTCAATTTCCAAGGAGGGCCAACAAAAACACGTATCAAGGCAAGACATTACAGTGCGGTTTATGCATTTAATCTAAGAGCGGAAATGTATTTAGACTTTCAGCAGCTAATGGACAGTAAGAAATTGACTTTCACGACTGAAGTTGCCAAAAGATTGAAGCCTGAATTGCTTGCTACAAGGACTGTATCGAAGAACAATAAGAAGATAGCCATTATTCCTAAGGAAGAGATAAAACAACGCTTAGGACACTCTCCTGATGCCCTAGATTCCTCGGTACTTTCTGTCCGCAGTTGTTTAATGTATAATCTAAGCGGTGAAATACTTGCGTATGCAGAGAACGATTAGGAGGTGCTAATTTGAGTCGAAGAACAAAGAAAAGACAAAAGGATAGAGTTAAACTAGCATCCAATACCTATGTGTCACCTAATATTTCGCAAAATATTCACAGTTCTAATGTAGAAACCGAAGCCGAAAAGGTAATGGAAGCTATGTTAAACTGCAATTCAGATTGCATCAACGGATTTATAAAGACAAACTTTAAGAATCAGTTTGATGAGATTGATTGGATGATAGAAAATCTACCAACGCTTCCATATGTTGTCGGTAAGGTTATTGACTTTATATTCTCAAACGGAATCACAACGGGCGATGAGAATTTAGACAAGAATGTTCTTATGCCATTCCTTTACAAACACAATGTACAGGGTGTCACAAACTATTCCGTACTTCAAAATGCTATTATGCAGTCCTTACTGTACGGAAAATGTGGTATTCGTTGGCTAGACGAAGATAAAGGGATTGTTACAGAGAATTATCGTAATTATGTTTCCATCATGCGTGAAGATGATGAATATAAAGGATTTAGAGTTCCTATCTGTTATGCTATGTCGGCAGACGATAAAGAACCTATATCATTAGGAACAAAGGAAATCGACTTTGACGAAGCGTTATTCCTTAAAACAGGCAAATTAATGTCCAAAGACGGAACAATCATTGTAGAGATTCCTGATAATTTCTGCAATTTAAGAAACGGAACAGACAATGAGAACGGATTATCTTGTTTATTGAGTGATAAACAACGACTAAAGCTATTAGGTGCGGTTTACGAGCGTTTGAACTACGATATTCAGTATGATGGCCCAGGACGTTTGATTTTTTGGCTAAAAGATGGATTTGCCAAGGGAGATACGATTGATTTATCGGCTTCACAAGTTTTAGACGAATCATCAAGTTCTAAAGCAGACAGAGCCGACAAAGCAAGAATTGAGGCTAAACGTCTAGGTCAGGAAATAAGAAATTCAAAATCAGACAATGTAATCCTTGCAAGTTCTATTTTCGAAAAAATGGATCACTTGCCTCGTGTTACAAAAGGTACGGAGTTCTTAGAATACCTTCAAATGAAGGAAGGTTCTATTATTTGTCAGTGTTTCGGTCTTACTCCTGAATTGATTGGTTTAGGGGATGTATCAGGAAACGTATCTATGGAAAGAATCATAGATAATGCCATGACAAATACAATCGTACCAATGCGAGAAAGGTTCGCCTCTCAGATTTCTCCTATGTTAAGTGAGAAATTAGGTGTACCAAAGGTTTATTTTGATAAATACGAATTGAAAGAACAACAAGACAAGTCTGCAAAGACATATAAATTGGCCTTGTCAGTTACTCAAATCGTAGGTGCTATTGTCAACGGAGCAGAAGCGTTAGACAAGAGCACAAAGAATTACATGATGGAATCAGTTACTAGAATGATGGATTCTATCGAAAAAACTTTATAGTGAGAGGAGAAAATAAAATGGAAATGGATATTTTAAAAAGTATCTTATCTGAAAATGAGGTAACACCCCTAGGAAGTTTGAATGGGACTCCGTTATATTCATTTGAAGATGCACAGAGAATCAACAAAATTGGATTGGTAAAAGAGAAAATCCAAGGTAAAGAGGTTGAATTTGGTGAAAGACCTATGCGACCTGATGGATTAGGATATTTGGAAACAAAAGCCAATGCAATTGCAGTTCCAACTTCTTTCTTTGAGAACAGATACAGAAAAGTTGAAGTAAAAGAGACGATTGTTGATGAAAAAACGAAGAAAGAAAAAGAAGTTGTTAAAGATGTATATTACGAAGTCGTAACAGACTACAGAGCTTGTAAAGAACAGGCAAGTGGACGTGTATATACAACTACAATTCCTGTATATCAGATTGGAGCTAAGAAAGATTCAAAAGGAAATGCTGATTTATTCTTAATTGGTCAAAGAAATATTTCAGATACAGAATTTATCAACGAGTTCAAAGGTAAATTGAACAAAGAATCAATGGTCAAGATTTTTAAATTGATTGGTAATAATCCAACAGAACAAGTAGAAGATACATTAGAGTTTTAATTAGAAGTAAAAAGTAGAAAAACAAGGCAATATTTGGAAATAAACAAAAGGTATAAACAGTTTTCACTGTCTATATAGATTTTTGCATATTTCGAGGTATTGCCTTTTTATATGCAATATAACGAAAGGAGATACATAAATGTCAATTAAACGTAGTTTCACTGTAAAAATCACTTTTAAAGAAGGGTACGGAAACCCAATCACTTTAACAGGAAAAGATGCAACTGCTTTTAACACTGCTTGGCATAACAAATTGAATGACCAAGACGGAGCTATTGGATTTGAATGGCCAGTTATTACTACAACAGGTGAATCACCTAATCAAAAAACAGTAACAACTTATACTTCATTCTTATTCTGCAATGTAGCAAAAGTAGAACGCTCAGAACAAACAGAAACAAAGTATACAGACGATCAATGCCATGATGCTTAGAAGGAGAGACCATGCAGAACAACGTACAAACTATTAACGGTGTTACTTGGTTCGATTCCCTAGAAGAAAGAAACGCTTTCTTAAAGCAAAACGGTAGACATGAGTTCGCATTGGAAGAAGCAGCAAAGAACGCAAAACAGTATTTGAAACTTCTTGATGTTATCGAAGAAAAAACGCAAATTGACGTTTATTCAAAATTAGATAGCGGTACTTTGCTATACGGATATGTAGTTCTTGAACCTAAGAAGAAATACAAGATTCCCGAAGATAAAGTTTTGTTAGAAGCACTTAGAAACAAAACCATCCAAAAGAGATACGATTCCACAATGGAAGAAATCTTAAAAGGAGCAAAGATTCCATACGAAGTCAAAAAATGTAATTCATGTGGTGGAAGGATTCAGAAATTATTCTATAAGCCCGTAATCGTAGTAGAAACGGAGACTAAGAAATAATGCCACAAAAGAAAAGAGTTCCAACATATGTATCAAGCATTAAAGATAGCCTTGATCGTAGAAAAAAAGGAAAAGCATTTTACGACAATGCAATCACTTTATCGAGCGTAGATAAAGAAAACCATTATGTCAGTGTAAACCTATCCTCAGGGTACGTAGAAAACAAGCCTACACGTCTTATTGACGAGGGGGCAATAACATATGAGGGTGGAGATGATATTCGTCTATACATCAAAAAAGGGGCAGTACAAGCGTTCTACGATAGCTTGAGTTCTGATTATGTAGGATATATCAACTTAGCTCACATTGACATTGCATCACTCCCTTTAAACTTAGGTACATGGACTAAAGATGATTTAACAGTTGTCGATATTGGGGATGGAAGAAAAGGTCTTGATGTAAACGTCAAACTAAATAGGGAATTGCACATTGTGCAAGATTTATTGAAGCAAGAAATACCATTGAGTATTAGTGCAGAACTGAGAGGAACACTCGATTTGGAATCGTCATTCAAATTTAATGCACCATTCTACAACGAAATCGAGATTGCTGGTTTCTCAGTTGTTGCAAATCCAGCCAATGTAAACAGTACAGGCGAAAATTTAAACAGTAAAGGAGACTCAGAAATGAACCTATGGGAAAAGATTTTAAAGTTGAGTTCTGAAAATAAAGAAGAAAAGAAGAATGAAGCTTTAGAAAACAAAGAGGAAGAAAAAGAAGAAAAAGAACCTGAAAGTAAAGAAGAAGGTACTGAAAACGAAGAAGAAGCTAAAAAAGGCGAAGAAACTTTGGAAACTGTTGAAATGTCTAAGGACGACATGGAAAAAATCAACAAATTTATGGATGCTTTTGAAGCTTTAAGTGCAAAAGTTGAAGCATTAGAACAAGAAAATGCTGAATTAAAAGAAAAATTAAAAAATTCTAAGAAAGAAAAAACAGAATTTGAAAAGAAAGCAGAAAGCACATTAGACAGATTGTCTAGTTTGATCTCAGGACAAGCTAACGATAAAGAAAAGAAAGAAGAAAAATTAGCTTCAACTTCTAAAGTTAGCGGAGATATGTGGGGATAGGAGGTAAACCATGTTAGATTTATTATTTACAAATCCTGATAACACATTATTAGAAAAAATGGCAGTTACACCAGGAATGGTAGAACGTCTAAGTTCTAATATCGAGGATTTAACATCATTCTCAAGAGCTTATATTGATTATGAAAAAGCAAGACAGAATTTAGCAGCAAAAGCTTCTAAATCAAATGCAGGAAAAGTTGGTATCGGTACTGATTATTCAGACAACTCACCAGCCAATCCATTCCAAAACGTGTTCCCATTAGTTTCTTGGTTAATGAACACACCAGCTTCACGTAAGATGCAAGGTGCTATGAACCGAGGATCATGGAGTGTTACAAAAAAAGAAGATGGCAAATTCTATATTCAGTTGCCATTCACATACGGAACAACAGAACCTAAATCAACACAAGGTGAATGTTGCTGGGTTCCATTAGATTTAGCTAAATGCGGTAGCAATGCTCCATTGGCATTATTGTGTTTAAAGAGCTGCGAACCTATTATGGATAGCTTAGTAAATGAAACACGTAAAATCAAAGCGAATGACATGGTTTGCTACTTCCAACGTGAAGGAGAAACTATTAAAGAAGCTCAGAAACGTATGGATTTAATTTCAATGGCATACTTCACTGCTATTAACGTAATTTTAGGAACAATGGCTACAGGTACTGCTACATTAAAACCATTCCATGGATTGTTGGAAGTAATGGAAGATAAAGCAGTTATCAAAATCGTAGGTACAAACGTATTATCTGCATTTGATTCAGTTGCATTACGTTTAGCAGCATTAGGAGATGGCGATTACAAATTCGCTTGTCACCCATTAGTACTTGAAGGTATTAAATCTGTTATTGTTCCAGGTAAATTCAATGGTGAATATCCTGATGGATGGACTCGTAATAAAGAAACAGGCGAAGTTACATTTAAAGGACATGGATTTATCGCAGATAAATTAGTTCCATGTGACATTACAAAAGGTACAGGTGATGTATGGGTATTAGAAGGAAATACAGTAGGTTTGGTAATGGGAACTACTTTCCAACCATCTGAAAAATTCCAACGTCATACATTCGGTGCTACAGATACACCATCTGAAGGATGCGGTACTCAATGTGATTACTACTACAACTTTGGATGTGCATTTGGAACAGATGCAAACAGATTAATGGTTATCCAAGGTATTCCAATGTCAGCAGCTACATTAGGAGATACATTAAACGGATTAGACCTTGTATTAAAACCAACAACTATCGTACCAATCAACATTGGTGAATAATGTACGAAAAAATTATCGAACAATTAAAAAACTATTGTTCGTGCATAAAGGAAAGCGATTTAGAAGCAGATAAGCTTGAAAAGAATGTTGGGGAACTAATTGATTTAATTAGTACCATCACTTGTTGGAAAAACCATCCTTGTGAGACTTTCCTCTCATCTCAAAGAGAGGAAGTCTTTGATGTTGGTGAATTTAAGAAATGTGGATGCGATTCAGGAATTGTACGTATACCGCTATTCTATCCAATGATTGATCCAACAACGATTGAAGTATCTGTTATAACTAGAGAAAGAATTACATTTACTACTCACAAACTAGAAGTTGATAAAGATTTTTCTTATAACCCATACGACAGTATCGTGTACGTTGATTTATCTAATATTGACTACAAAGATGTGTGCAATTGTGGATGTGATGAATTATCTAAAATCGTTGTCAGTTATGTAGCTGGATATGAAACGATACCTGAATGTCTATTGCCTGTATTCTGCGACTTCCTACAATTCGTTATCGCAATGAATAGATGTGAATGTGGTTGTAGCACGTGTGAAGAAACAGATGGCAGTGATGTTCTTATTTCAGAAGAAAATTCTGATGCTCAGATTTCAATTAGTGTGTATGTTCGTGAACATATTACAAAAGCGTATTCAGAGCAATTAGGTATCTTGTCAGTATGTAATTCAAAAGACACATGGGTTGGTGCAGTAGTATGAGAATTAAATATATTGGAATGAAAAGTTCCACAAAGAAAAATGGATGCCCTGTATGCGGTGCGAAAGCCAAATCAAACACATCTTACGAGTATTCAAAACGTATGTGTTTGCCTAGTGGCCTAGTAAAAATATTCCTTATGAACAAAGTTGAGGAAGTATCGTATGAAGATGGTGTATTCCTAAAAGGCTTTAAATACGTCTATGGAGGAAAACTTTATTACCCCTTTATCGAGGTGTAGGAAATGCTAAAAGGCCTCTTAGAAGACGTTATAGAAGCGTGTGAAGAAGATTTTGAAGGATTGGCTAGTGAATTAGAAGAAATCATGCGAGAAGAAGCTCCAAGAGGGAGTAGATTCTATGCTCAAGAAATGACAAGTATGCCATGGAATGAATATAGGCCAGGTGCTTTAAAGGATTCAATCACGAAAGAAAAAGTATCTAATACCGAATATATAATCGGTGTGGATGCAGACAAACTAGAAAAAGATTCTAGAAACCCTTCTCACGTTGATTACTCACCAATGGTACAGAATGGAACTAAACGTGTTTATACGTTAGTACGTAAAAACGGAAGGCCATTCGTTTGGGTAGATGAAATGGGAAAGAAACACTTTGCACACAAAATTAAGATGCCACCTAGAAAGGCAAATGATTTTGTTGCTAGAGCGGTATCTAGATTTGATGCAAAAGTTAAATAAAGGAGATTAAAAATGGAAGAAAAAGTTGTAAAAGCTAAAAAGACTCCTGAACAGAAAGTAGATGTTCAAGCATTTGTTTCACGCAAATTAAACGCTTTAAATCAATTAGGCGGTGCTAAAGCAGAGCGTGCTATGGAGCGTGTACTAAAAGCTACAATGGGAGGGCAAAAATAATGTCTAACTGTAACATTAACAAAATCATTAGTGACAAATTAAGTGTCTCTAAATTAACTAAAACTCAAGAAATTGATATTACTATCATGAGTGATATTGATTCTTGTTTAAAAATCAATACTCGTAAATTTGAAAAGATTACAGGTACTGCTAGTGCTTATACATCACGTACTATTGCACCTGATTTAATCAACGTTTGCGAATCATTTGGATGTAAGAATACAGGTACATTGTTCATCACTTCTAAAGAAACGGATGCAGAAGGTGCAGGCGAAAATAAAGTACACACAAGTGGTGCAGTATTTAAAGCATTGAAAAATGCATTAGACTTTGCAGCAGGTGTTGTTTACTACTACGTAAATGTTCCTCAAGCAGGTACTTACACAATCACAACAAAGATTTCAGATGTTTTAGATCATGAAATGACTAACGCAGATGAATATACAAGCACTTTAAAAGCAGATAAAGAAGGATTCTACCCTGTACAGATTGACCTATCTACTGTTCCTACAAAGGAATCAGGTAAAGGATGGGAAGCAAGTACATCAGGTGTCCGTTTAAGCATTGAAGTAGCATTAACAGATAAATCATCAGATAGTATCTTGATTGGTCTTTCTTCAATCTCTTTCTTTGAAGAATTTGCAGACTTAGATTCTAACAACGATATTAAAGTAAGCTGCTTATCAGGATTTGATGGTGACGATACTGTAGACCCTGTAGATACAAGTTGCTTTGATGATTCTTATGATGATGATTCTGCTTCTATTGAGCGTTCATTTACAGGTACTCAATTAACATCTAACTACTTAACTATGAACCCATTCATTGGCAAGGGAGATAAGTCTCAAGGCTTTATGATGCGTACTCAGGAAGTAGTTATTGAAGCAGATAAAGAACATCCTGAATATGGTTCAATCCATATTGCAGACCACTTTGTTGAAGAATGTGGATTTATCTATGCAGCATTGAGTGACCAATGCAATATTACAGATTCTACATTGAACCGAATCAACACTCCATTGTTGGCTAACTTAGATGAGTCTCAATACCAAGTATTGAACAGTAAAATCAATCCAAGCTTAGATATTGAAGGTTCAAAGATTTACTTCAATAAAAACTTAGTTGGTAAAACATTAAAGATTTCTTATCCAATGACTGTTGATGTATTGCAACACTATGTAGCAAACAACGATAGCTTAAAGAATAAGAGAGCGAAAGTTACAATTACTCGTTATAGAAGTGATGGAACTGCGGAAGTATTTACTTACCACAATGCAAAAATTACTTCATTCCCAATGGGTATCCCTGATGACGGAGCGTTTGAATTTAGTTTAGCATTCAAGAAAGATACTCGTGGAAACTGGTATGAAGTTTATGTAGTAAACAAAGCTAACGCTAATTTATAGAAATTGAGAGGCAAATGAGATGGAAGAACAAAAGATTTTAGAACCAACACAGTTAAATGCCATGATTGAAAAGTTAAAAGTAGCTCGTGAGGATGATACTCCTCACGCAGTCTATGGCAATGGTGGTGAAATTGCAGTTGTTGGTGATGCAAATAAGACAGATGTTAAAACAATTGATATTGAAGTGAATTTCAGATTCACTGAAAAAGAAATCGAAGAACATAAAATTGATGTTCCTGAGAATGCTAAAAGAGTAGGGCAATACGTTATGTTCGATAAGAAGTTTGAAAATCTAACATTATCTCCTAGACAAGATATGAAGATGGTAGAAGCTTTAATCGAAGTAAAACCATTGCTATTGGATGCAGAACAAATCCTTGACCCATATAAAGAAAAATTCCAAGAAATCGAGGAATATTATGGTCACAAATTCATTGAAGGAAAAGATGGAATCGTTACAACAGATGCAGATGATGAAGAAGTGAACAAGACTATGGTTCAGATTTATGAAGCGTATATGAAAGAAGCAAATGAACAGATTTTCCATTTATACGCTCAATCCTCTACAAATTTAGTTGATGGACTTTATAAAGTTGTTGCAATTTTCTTAGGATTAGATGAATTTTATGAAGATCACATGATGCAATATTCAGTTTTAACTTGCATGATTAGCCTAATTATCAAATATCCTGAATTATTCAATGAGGTAGAAACAGTTTTTATCAAATAATTGATAAGGGGGATGATAAAAAGGATTCAGTAAAAAAAGCAAAGTCTTATGTTGCAGAACTAAATCTTTATTCAACCATGGCTCATTATGTCGGTAAAATTCTAAAAATACGCCCCAATGAGATATTAGACCATTGGGGTGTTTCTGAATTAGTTGTAGCCTTTGGGTACTACGCAAATCTACAAAGCGATAAAACATGGAATGAAATCAACGAGGCAAATAAAAATTCTAAAAAGAAAATACCTCAGATTGACAGATATGCTGTTCATTTCATTCAGAAAACAGATTTAGCGAAGGAGTCCGAAGATGTCAGTACGTGAAGTCGGTGCTAGGTTAGTCCTTGACATTAAGGATGCCGAAGCAAAGATAAAACAACTTGAAAAAGAATTAAAAGATATTGAAAAGGCAAAGCTCAAATTTGATGCTAACACCAATGAATTAGAAAGAATTAAGGCAAGATTAGAAGAAATCAAAAAAGAAAAGGAAGCTTTGGAAAGACAAAAACTTTCTTTAAAAGTTGATTTGGATAATCTAGCAAATTTAAAGAATCAATTATTGGATGTTAAAGATGATATTAGTGAGCTTAAAAAAGAGCTATTAGCCTTGAGCAATAAAAAACTTTCTATTGATATTGATTTAAAAGCAAATGCCAATGAAATTCATGATGTCATTAATGACATGACACTAGGTGAAAACGATAAAAACGACAAGCTTAAAGGATTATATAGTGCACGTGAAGCTCTCAAATATGATATGCGAGAGGTTGGCATTGAAATTGATGAAGTTCAAAAGAAAATTAACAATCTTAACAAAGAAAAAATCAAGATTGAAGCTAACATCAATGAATTAAATGATGCTCAAAAATTGGTTGATGAGATTGATAATTCAATCGCAGATTTAGATAAAGAAAAAATAAAATTAGAAGCTGATTCTTCTAAGTTAGAAGATACAAATAGAAAACTAGATGAAACCATTGAAAAAGAGAATGATGTAAGAAGCACAAAAGCAGATATTGAGTCACAAGTTATCGGTTATCAAGATAGCTTGGATAAACTTAACAGACTTCAACAAGCTGCTAAAGCTTTGAAAACTACTAGTAAGATTACATTTGATGTTGGAAATAAGATGTCAAATCTAGGCTCTAGTATGTTGAACATTGCCAAGAATTTCCAAAACAATCCAATAGGAGATATTGGACGATTCTTAGTACAAGGTGTTGGATATTCTAGTTTGTATAGATTGGTTTCAAGTGCACAAAACGCAATTGGTGATGCACTTTCAAATGGTGTTAAAAGATACGACACAATCAACGTTGCGAAAAGAACATTATCAACTGTAGTAGGTGATGTAGACGATTCTACAACGAAAATCCAAAAGATGATTGATAACCTAGATGAAAGCATTTTGGGCCTACCAACCACTTTAGATGATGCTATAAGCCATGTTACGAGATTTACTTCAATCAATCATGATTTAGACAGGTCTCAAAAGCTATTCTCGGCAATTAATGATTCAATTTTGACATTCGGTGGTGATTCTGAGGGAGTAAACAATGCGGTTACTCAGTATTCTCAAATCATGGGTTCTAAAATGGATGCTCGTACATTGAGGTCAATGGAAGATGCAGGTATGACACCAGCCTTAACTGCAATTGCAAAGAAATTTAATATGTCATTTGCAGAGTTTAGAGAAGCATTTACAGGGTCAAATCCAACTATTTCATTACAACAATTTGAGGATGCTTTGATTGAATTGGATGAAAAAGGCGGTGGTGGCCTAAATTCGTTGGCAACTATGGTTAAATCGTCTGTATCTACAATATCAAACGCTTTTGACTTAATCCCTAAGAGATTTAGTAAAGCCGAAGAAAAGTGGTTAGGTGCATTAGATGAGGTTTCAACAGAATTAACAGGAGCTACAATCTATGGAAATATCTATAAACTTTCTCAAAAAGTTGAAGGCTTAGGAGATATAGGAGCAAACTTCATTAGAAGTCATAAAAAAGAGATTGGCGAAGGTATAGACTTCATTAAAACAAAGTTCACTGAATTATGGAGCGTTTTAAAAACATTCAGTTTCAAAGATTTTGTTAGTGGATTTAAACAGGGATTAGATGATTTCAAAGGAGCAATAGATTTCTTCAAACCTCTTGTTGGTGATCTATATGATTTCGCAAAAGATAAAATCACTGAAATGGGAGACGGAAGCTTTTCTAAAGGGTTAGGACGTTTCGTATCAGACTACATCCAAATTGGTATTGGATTAAAATATGCTGGTAAGTTAATGAAACTTGGAAGCGGTGGAATTAGTCTTTTAGGAGATTTAGTAAACGTTGCTTCAAAATTCAAAGGAAAGAGTTTCAATATTCCTTTCCTAGGAAAGCTAGGAAGTAAATTCAGTTCTGTTAAAGATGTATTCAAGAGTTCAGATGAAATTACTACTGCGGTAGGTACTCCAAAAACTTTTGATGCAGTAGGATTTAAAAATAAATTATCTTCATTAGCTATCATAGCTGGTGGTGCTGGAACAATCATACTTTATTGCAAAGCGATAAAGGAAATTGAAAAGAATGTTCCAAATGACATTACTACATTGCCTATGAGATTAACAAATCTATTCTCTGTAATGGGATTGATGATGGGAGCTAACACGATTAATGCAGGAGTTTCAAAAGCATTAGAGATGAACAATGCCTTAACAGGATTGGCAATGATGATTGGTCAAGGTGGAGCTTTATGGCTATTTGCAAAGGCTATGCAAGAGCTAGATAAGACTATTCCTGATGGATTCGACACATTCAACGATAAGTTATTAGGATTATTTGAGTGCATTGGCTCTATGACACTTATTACAGGTATTCAAGGCGGTGCTGGTGTCCTAACGGGTGGAATCACTACATTGGCCCAAGTACTAGGAATGATAACAACAACAGGACTAGCTGGTACATTGATTGCTTGTGCTAAAGCTATGCAAGAAGTAGATAAGAATGTTCCTTCAAACACAGAAGGTCTTAAAAAGAAAATCCAAGGAATTATGGATGTCATAGATATGTTTGAAGGTGAAGGAACAATTTCTTCTTGGTGGAGTCAAGTTATTAAAAGTTCTGAGTCTTTATGGAAAGACATGGAGACTTGGAATATCACTAGGATTCTAAATAAACTTGTTACTATTGGAGAATCAATTTCAAAAGTGCAAGGAATGAGTATTGATAGTAGTTCTTTCGACTATCAATTTAAAGAAATTCAAGAGGTTGTTAAGAATATTAATGATTTTAAGTTTCCTACAGTCAGTACATCAAGTGCAACAAACATTGAAGATGCAAACAGTATCGTTAAGAACTATACAACAATGGCTTATAGCCTATCTGAATTATCTAGTATTAATGCTAATTCGATAAATGTTGATAATTGCGTAAGCAATTTAAAGAACGTTGCAACCGTTGTTCAAGAAATGAAGAAGATTGTATTCCCTGATGTGACAAAGAGTATTAAATCTAATTTAAACGCTACAAATGCTCAAGAGTTCCTAGATACATTGAAGATTTTGGAACAGATTGTTCCTGAATTTGGAAACTTGCAAGCAGTAATGACAAGCAATCCTTTACCAAAGGCAGAGGATATTAAAAAGACAATTGCTAGTATTTCTCAAGCAATTGGATATATTTCTGTAGCTGGTGTTGGAACAGGAAAAGACAAGAATATGTTGTCTTATAACTTGAGACAAATGCCTGATGCCGAGTTATTTACAAACGCATTAAATGCTATCACAACTTTAGGCGATATAATCCTTAAATTCGGCACTTTGAATGTTTATTCAGATGGTTTTGATTTTGAATCGTTACGAGCAAACATCAAGCAAATTGGAGATGTAATCAATGATTTAGCAACAAACAAAGGATTAACAAAAAACACCAAAAATATTGGCAATGTTGATACGACAGTTGCTAAATTAAAAACGATTTGCGATAACTTAAATTCTATCGTTGGATTAAACCTAGACTTTGTTAAGATTGGAGAAGTCATAACAGGTATTCAAACATTCTTAAATAACGTTAAAGGATTGAAAGTTGGAGAAGCTACTACAACTATTGTTTCAGAGGTAAACTCAATCGTTACTTCATTCCACAATATGGCCACAACTTTATCAAACATGAAATCAGAATTTAATACCTCTGGTACAGATATGGCAAATGGAATTATTGAAGGTTTCAAAAGCATTGATATTGAAGGCTCATTTGGAACTAAGATTGATAATGCTAAAGCTTCATTGAAGAAGAAAAGCTTCAAATCCGTAGGTAAGAAGTTTGGAAAAGATGTTGTAAGTGGATTCAGTGAAGGTATCTCAAATATGTCCAGTTCAATCTCTAATCAGATTACTATGATGTATGGATATTCAACACGATTCACAGATTTAGGACAATACTTAGGAAGTGCATTTAAAAATGCGTTCAACAATCAGTCAGGAAACATTAATACAGGTGGTACAACAAATCCTAAAGTAAACATGGGAAATGAATCTAAAGGAAACAATATTAAGTTTGCTCAAGGTGGCCCAGTTTACTTGAAAAGAGGCGGACAACCTATTGTTATGAAACCTAGTGGAACAGATACAGTGCCTGCTATGTTAACTCCTGGTGAGTATGTAATGAAACGTAGTGCAGTTAAGAAAGCAGGTCAAAGCTTCATGGATAAAGTAAATAACATGGATTTGAAAGGTGCGTTCAAAGAATTGTCTACTAGATATGGTTCTCAAGTTGGAAGTGTTGTTAATAAGAATGTGACTATCAACAATAATGATAATCGTGTTACGAATAACAGTATCGCTTTCAACGAAGGAAACGAAAGAAGGCAGGCTATCAAAGTAGGTAGATGCTTGAGAGGTTTGGCATAATGACTTGTTATAACTTAAACCCATTAAAAACATACGTTCAGTTCAATGATCTTGTAATAGACAGTGCGGAGGAGATTTCCTCTGCCTCTCTAAAGCAAGATACAAAGACTGCAACGCAAGAATATAGTTACGGGCATGGTAGTTATGTTGCTTTCCAAAAGAATCAACAGTTTCTTACGGAAGGTGATTTGTCCTTAACATTGAATTTTAATTATGAACATTTTCATGATGAAGATAGAAGATTCCTACGTGACTATTTCAATTTGAATTTGCTTAAACCTGGAAGGTTATGGGCAATTCAAGACAACAAATTGATTTGGGCATGGGCCTATGTCACAGGATTTAGTGAAGATTACAAAAAATACCAAGGTTATCTATCAATGGATATTGATTTTAAACTTTGGGAAGGTGTATGGCATATTGCAGACACAAAGAAAACATTCTTAGTTCCTTACTCTGTATGTAATATCCTCGATTGTGAGGATTTTAGAGATGCTCAAGAGTGCTTATCGTGTTGTGTTACTTGCCCTCATGATATGGAAACTTGCAATTCGTGTTTATGCGATTGTGGAGACATTACAGAGGAAACATCCTTATGTGTAATGGGAACTAAAGCATTGGAAGATTTTATGAATTGTGGCAATTCATACAAGATTGTCTATGATTGCATCAAAGGTGAACAGATTTTCGGTGATGATTTGATTAAGAACAAAATCTGCAAAAAAGATTATTGTGTTGAGTCAATTGCTGGAAGATTCTACAGTGGAACAGTATTAGATACAGATAAGGTAAAGTTGATTCTAGATGGTAAATTCCAAAACCCTGAAATTGAAATCAACGGAAACAAAATGATGATTTTAGGTGAATATGATGGAATTTTAACACTTGATTCAAGTTGGAACTTATACTTTACTGCGGATGGATGTTGTGCATCAGAGGAAGTAGATTTAGATAATCTAGTGATCGAAGATGAATTTGGATTCACAGTACATCATGGAATGAATAGATTAGTTGTCACAGGCTCATGTTGTAAGATGGCTTGTGTATATATAGATGTTGATGAACTTACAAATTAAGGAGGCTTGCAGTGGCAAATGTAAAAAGTTATTGCACCGCTTGTGGAAAATTAAAAGATAGCAGTGCAGAGTTTATCCAAAATGGTGTTACAGATTCAATCTGTACGTCTTTAGGAAACGATACAGGCTTAAATCCTGAAAATGGCAATAATACGTGTACAGACATGGAAAATGCCAACGATTGCCTTACAAAAGGCTTGTATGACATCATAGATGGATTTGATTTGTGTGATTGGAAATTATTCATGAGTCAATATGCTAACAATGATTACAACATGAAAGCAGCTATGATTTGTTGGATGTGTGGATTGCAAGACCAGTTGTATAATCTTCAACTTCAAAATTTGGCAATCGAAACACAATATACTATTCAACAGTCTACACCTGGATTGAGTGTTGCAATTGACAGACAAGGTAATTTCAGATTCAATTATTCAGATTGGATTCATACAAGTGGATATACGAAAGTAGCGGACGGAGTTATTACGGGAAAAGTTGATTTCTGTATGAAACCCAACAAAGATAAGAGTGCTACATACAAATTCAACAGTGTTACATTGAAACACTACTCTTATAAAATGACGGGAGTTTCAGCAGGTTCAGCTCCTACTATTTCGATTCGTGTTCCTAATAGGAGTGGTTCGTTGGTATATCAGAAAATCACAAATGCTTCATTTGAAGAAGATATTAACAAAACAGTTGAATTAAGCATGAGTGGAACAGTAAAAGCTGGAGAAACAACAAATTGGTTGCAATTCCTTTCTATTTATGTTGATTGGGTAGAAGATGATGAAATATCTCTACACACTCGTTTTGTAAATGATAACAAGGTGAATTTTGTTATCTGTAGAGATTAGGAGGTACACATAAATGAATAAAGATGTTTGTTCTGCTTGCGATTCTTTAAAAGCTACAAGCAGTAATTTCATTCAAAAAGGTGTAACAGATACTATTTGTGCAAATCTTAAAGCAAACCAAGGTTTTGAAAATAAGGGCCACAATAACTGTACAGATATGCATGATATGAACGATTGTCTATTAGGTGGATTGCTTGAAAAGATAGATACAATTGATGTTTGCGATACAAAAGAAGCTATCAAAGATTTGGAAAAGAATTTAATCAGTATCATAGATGTAATGATTTGTTCAGATTGCGGACAATGGGAAGAAATCGAGAAACTATGGGCAGAAATCCAAAAGATTTGGAATGCTATCAGAGATTTACAAGGCAAGGTTGGAAAGCTTGAAGGCAGTGTTGGAAATATGTACAGTGCAGTTGAAAAGATTCTTACGAATCTTAAAAACAGTGGTGCATGGAAACAAACTGGAGATACTGTATTTGAAGGAAAGTTCAATGACGGAAGAAGCATTGCAACAGGTAATATCAATATCTTCGGTGGTACTCCTGATGGAAACTCATACATCCGTACTAATAACGGAAGTTCTGAGAATGATTTGGCTGGTGGTGTTTAATGGCATGGCAAAACTTTCATGGAGCTTACGATAACACAGGGCCATACGCAAACGTAGTATTAGGTGGAAATCCAGGCGATACCGCAGACTTTGGATTCCCACTTGCTATTGCCCATTCTAAAGGATATGGAAAAGGTATAAACTTTTCAGATGATGGAAACTATGGTGTTACGTTCACATTAGATTTAGTTGGATATGGTGTAACGGATGCTGGTCAATATACAGAAAATGGAAAGTATGTACAGTATGGCGGAAGATACAACTATATTTTGATCATTAGTGTTTCTAACAACAACAAAGCATCATGGAGAGAGATTTACAATCAAGTAATATTCTCTCATGCAGATACATGGCCATTAGCTTATTCATCAGGTTGGGAAACAGTAGCACAAAATAGTCAATGGAGTGGTAAGCTACAACTTCCAACAGATACAACACACGTTAAAGTTGAATTAAGAGGTGAAGATGCTACATTCCCTTACGAGAATATATATTCAATTCAACAGGTTATCCCTGATTTCAGACCATGGGCAGTAAGAAAAGGCGGTATATTCTATTCTTTGGATAGAGCTACAGGATGGTTTAAAAAGAGAGTTAAAGACTCTTGGGTAACTATTGGCAAGTACAGTGCCGATAAAGCAAATAAAGAAAACCAAGGATCAAGTAGAATTAGAAAAAATGGTAAATGGGTAGGACAAGGCAAAATTGGTAGTTAGGAGTAAATATGATTCCTTACTTTGAAATATTAGAATTTGGAAAAGTTAAGAAAAGATTCAGAGAAGCTTTAAGCACAATCAGTTTTTCAAATGAGTTGATGACAGTACCTGAAATGCAAATCACAATTCCTAACGAATACTACGATTTAATCTCAGGAAGAAAAGAAATGCGAGTAATCATGGATTGTGGAGTTTTCTATGGAATGATTACCGACTACAAACCCTCTGTAAGTGGTTTAAACATATCTCTAACGCACGTAATTAACGAATGGACATATAGACAAGTCCCAACGAATTATGCGGTTAAAAACGCTCTTATAAAGAACGTATACGAAAGCGAAGATATGTATTATTCAACTCAGTGGAAGATGAATTTTGAAACAGAGATTGATAATGAAAAGATTGACTACGTTTATTCTCGGCAATCTAAATTAGATGCACTTACTAAAACTTGCGAATTGACACCATCTGTTTATTGGAGAGTTCCATTTACAAATGATAAGCAAGTTGAAGTTGGATATTTTGGAAAGAAACAACCTGTTATGCTTTCCAATAAGCCAACATTAGGAAGAAACTATAGAATCATTGGTGAGCCAACAATGGAAACCGATTTTTCAGATGTTATTAATCTAGCTACTGTTTATGCCAATAAATCTGATAGTGGTATGTCATCTTTATCATTGAGAGAAGTATACAACGATAAAAGCTTGCAGAACCCTAAATTCCCTGTAGTTATTTTGAGATCAAACATAAATAACGAGCGTGATTATGAATATGTAGACTTTCCTAAATTAGCTCCTAACAATCAATTGGAGTACTCGATTATTGATACAGAGTCGGTTGGATATGAAAGCGGTGTATTCATTGAAGGAACATTTGCCTTTGATGATTTATCACCATTTAGCCTGGAGGATATGACAAAAGACTCTAAGGATTATAAATGGGTCATTCCTAAAGAGCAGAGATATTTAACTGATACAGAGGAAATAAACAATGCTAAAGCTTTATGGCACTCTTTAAAAGACATTTGGAGTAAATCTGCTATTGCAGCTTTATGTGGTTCGTGTCACGTGGAATCAACATTAAATCCTAACTTGTATCAAATGGGTGATGTTCCTGATTCTCAAAAAGGGTTTGGATTAGTTCAGTGGACTCCATACACACGAATTACCAATTGGCTTGGTTCTCATGGATATTCAAGCTACACAATGTATGGAAAAGGGGAAGTAGCTAAGTTGGTTGAAGAATGGTCAACAAATTCTACAAATGGCCCTTGGATTCCAACTTCTTCTTATAACATCACGTTCCAACAATGGTCACACATGGAAGCCGATATGAATTACATGGTAATGGCTTTTATGGCGGATTATGAACGTGGTGATACATCTATTGATTTACAGTATCAAAAGCGTATTGAATTTGCTCAACGTATTTATGGATTGATTCCTGAGTGGGAACAAGATGATAACGGAACTACAACCGATAAAGATAAAACACAATCTCGTCCTTGGAACGCTCAGAATTTTATCAATACATGGAATGGTCAATCTATTGACATGGATGGTGTGCCAATTGAACAACCATATCAATGTGTAGATGCGTGGAAGAAAGCATTGCAAACATTAAATTATCCCGACCCTACAAGAGCTATAGGCGGTGATGGATACGCAGATTACATTTGGTATAACAGAGATGAATTAGGTTATTCTCAGTACTTTGATTATGTTAGCACACCTCAATTTGGAGATTGGTGCATATTCGGTAGAGGTGGTGACACACCTGCATCACACGTTGCAATGTACGTTTCAGATGCTGGAAATGGAAGAGCAAATTTCTTTGGCCAAAACCAACCTTATCCCTATTGCAATACAACAACAATCAGTACATCAAATATCATTGGAATTTTCAGAGTAAAGAGTGTTTATGTACAACAAAGCATTGACCCTGAGTCTACAAATGGAACAACTATCATTACTGATAACGATAGAATATATGCGGCCAAGGTTGTATATGATTGTGCCTGTAGAAAACTAATCAATGCAAGAAGAAAGTTTGCTATCAACGTTTCTTGTGAAGCATTACCTAAAGAAGTAAACGTAGGTGATAGAATCAGATTTATTTATGATCTCAATTTATTGCAATTGGGAAGTTGTAATAGATACATGAAACGTATTCTAAAACAAGACGATTGGTTCTATATCACAAGCCTACAAAGAGAAATAGATAAAACAGGAATTGAAATAGATACATTGACACTAGAGAAATTCCTTAGAACGGATAGAGACGGAAAGAGTGAGTAGTTATGGATATTAGTAAGGCGATAAATATATTAGCTGATAGTGTCTATGATTTGAAAGAAAAAGGAAGATACAATTCCATTCAACGTAGAAACCACACAGTTGACTTTTATGGGTATGAGTTCCCTAGATGGGGATGTTCAAGTTCTAAACCAGCGGTAATAGGAATGTCAATTTCTCAGGATTTGATTTATTATGAACGTTTTGAGTTTAAACTAGTAATAGATAATTCTACTGCTACAAACTTTAATATCGAGATTGAAGGAATCGACATGACACCATATTTCAAGCAGCAATTCAACGGAGCGTGGATTACAGGGAATGGACTATGGCCTGGGCAATACTCTAATTTTGATGTTCTTAAAGCTTGTGGGTATCTTTCAGAAAGCGATAGAAATAGAATACTAGACCCAGGATATAAGACAATCAAAGTAACAGGAAACGGTAATTTTGATTGTACGTTAGTAAATTATCTTAAATATAGTCATGTCAACAGATAAGAGGTATCTATGAACAGATATGAACAAAGGATTGAAAACCTATCAAATCATGTAAAACAAAATCCTAGAGATTGGCAGTCTGCCATATCGCTATTGAAATTGAACAGTAAACAAATTGACTTTAAAAGAAAACAAAAACAACAGTCTGCTAGATTGTCTATCAAAGCATACAAAAAGGAGGTTGTATAGATGGAAAACAAATATAGCACTTCGGGAATTGGAGAAGATATTATCCGTAGTTTTACACAAATTGCAAGTGCAGAACTACACGCTAAAACCTTATTAGAAAAACGTATTTCTGAGGTTGAAAATGGATTAATTAGTGAAGAAGAAATTCCTGATAATTTAGAAAAGATTGAAGCACTAAAGGATGAAATTGATGATTATGCCAACATCAGACGGTCTCAAATGCTTTATCTATACAATTCTTTTGGTAGTAAAGGGGATAGAGAACAGTGGTGTTTAGTTAAACATTTAAGTATGGCTATGTACACTGCATTTGAAGCATATCAAGCTTCTGATAGAGACCCCGAATTATTGAATATTGCTTTGGAGATTAACAAGAAGTTTATTGAAGCTTGTACAAAATTCTTAGGTGTAGAAATTACTTCTTGTGCATCTTGTTTTGCAGACATTATGAAAGCTGGAGGAAAATAATATGCAACCTGTAGTATGTAATAAAGATATGGCGGTATCGTTTCCTTTAAAAGATGGTGATTGCGAATTTTGGCTAGAAATCGTTGATTCTGTAGATGATATTACTAATCCAAGTAGAGACCATGCGTATGTTGATTCAAAAGGATTATTCTATATCTACAATGGAAAAGAAATTCAAGTAATCAATGACCATGCCAATTTGAAAATCAAATGGGGAAATATGATTGGTGATATTTCTAATCAATTGGATTTAATGGAAATTCTAAATCAATTCGTAAAGACAATTTCTGTAAACGGAACAAACATTGCCAAAGACAACGACAAAAACATTGCTATTCAAGTGCCTATCACAACTATTAAATTAGATGGAAACACGATTAGTCCTGTTGATTATATTGTCAATCTAGATTTAGCTAGTGTTTATGCAAAGAAAACTGAAATTCCTAAAAATGTATCTGAGCTTGAAAATGATGCTGGATATATTAAACAAGAAGTTGTAGATCAATTAGTTCCTATCAAAACAATCAAAGTTAATGACGTAACGATACCTCCTGATGAAAACCATGCAGTAAATATTGAATCAATTCGTTATAAAGTTGGAACTGCCGATCCAAACACAACAAATTGCCCTAACGGATATTTCTACTTTCAAATAGGAGACTAATCCATGGCTTATGTAGGTAGAGGATGGGAATTACTTGGAAGTCATCAAATTTGGTCATACAGTGGCAAATGTAATATGTATTTCCAAGTTTACGCATGGAGCGGACAAGATCCTATAAATAATAGGTCTACAGTATATACAAGAACTAGGATTTTAGTTGAAAATACAAACCCAAACTATTCAGGCTATTATGTTGAACAAGATTGGTCTGCTGGAGTTACAGGAGCACCAGATTATAGTGCTCATGCAACATTTTCAGATGGTGGAGCTAGTACAAGCAAGGAATATATTCTGCAAGATGGTTCGTTTACTGTTAACCATGATTTTGAGGGTAATGCATCAAGCAAAATACATTATTGGTTTAATGGAACATATACAGGAGCTATAGGAAGCCCTACAAACACAAATGTAGTAGACATATCACTTCCTAACATTGATAGAACCGCACATAAGGCAACGATAAGCAATGTTGGAAGTACATACAATACAATGTACTGCACAATTTCGGTTCCGTTTGATTCCGTAGAGAATCAATGGAGTAGAGATGGCAGTAATTGGACAACGTGGAATAAATCAATAAATGCCGATATTCCTTTTGTAGATACACGGACAGGATTAAATCCTAATACGACTTACACTTTCTATTATCGTTTCAAAAGAAAATATAACGGAGTTTGGAGTGAAACAGTTAGTTTTACTGCGACCACTAAATATCCTAATGCTCCTTCAAAAGGAAGTGTTTCTTTAAGCTCGGTAACGTCCAATTCTGCAAAAGTTAGTTGGAGCGGATTCTCATTAGGAGACATGGCAACTGATTATTCTTATCAAACATCTTATGATGAAAAAAATTGGACAAACCAAGGTAAAGCAACAAGCTTAACTCTTAGTAATTTGAAAGCTAATACAAACTATAAATTCTATGTAAGAATGGTCGATAACTATGGTCAACCTTCGTTAGCAGCTAGTACATCATTTACAACATTGACCCCTGAAAAACCAAATGTAGGTGGTATTGAATGTACACGGTTAACACCATTCGGCGGTATGTTTTCTTGGCATGGATTCTCTGTAAATGAAGGAGCTACAATAGATCACTACGAATATTCTCTAGACGATTCAAATTGGATTAATGTAGGAACTGATACGCAAATTAATTTAGACAATTTAAGTCCTGAAACAAGTTATACATTATACGTTCGTATCGTTGATAACTTCGGCTCTAAATCAGATAGTGCTATATTCAGTTTTAAAACATTAGTTGACCAATTGAAGATTGCATACAATACAAATTTGTATCAAACAGAAATTCTAACTAAAGACGGAGTAGACATCTTAGCTAAGAATGGAGATAATTTGATTGTTGATACAATTGGAAAAGAACGATTAAGGACTGCCAAGGTTTTCTACAACGACAATGGAGTAATAAAGAAAGTAAGAGCAGCTTACTACAACAAAAAAGGTAATATTCAACACTATAAAAACTATGGAAATTAAATAGGAGGTAAATATAATGGGAGTTAGAATACAAGAATTGCCTGAAACAACAGGCATTAAAAAGGAAGATGTATTGATCGTTGAAGATGGACAAGGGACTAAAAAAGGCACTGTTCAACAGTTAGATGAAACACTAGGAGTTAGTCAACTAAAGGAAGAATTGGGATATAAAATTCTAGAAACAATGAAAGAGATTGAGATGGAGAAATAA